GGATAGGACGCTGGCTCTTTCAACAGTGAAAGCTAAAGCAAGATCCTCGGAGTAAGTTGCTAAATTCGTCCTACTCTCCTCAATGAGAAGCCCCTTGCTTGCGAGGGTGACGGGGTCGTGGTCGAAACGGGCGGTGTTGATTGCAGCAGATTGGATAAGCCCATCACTCCCAACAAAGGTAGCCGTAGATGCTCGCGTAAACGTAGGGGTAGGACCTTTGCGAGCCGTAAGGGTCTTGTCGGTAGCGAACTGGAGGTTAAGGGAAAGCTTGTCTGGGTTAAGACTGCCGTTATTCCCACCAAGCATATTTCCTAAAGAATAATTCATATTAGTAACTCCAACGTGATTGCATACTTGCGTTTGTAGATATACGAGGCGAGATTAGCCCGCTAGTTCGCATCTCGTCAATCCTAAGCAACTCATCAGTTACCTTGTCGATAGCTTCAGCATCAGCTAAAGTAGCCTTTTCCATTTGCCCTTCAGCACGGAGGTAATCGGAATAAGTGCCATGAGCTAGATACTCAAACCACTCGTCTGGAACAAGAACTTCAGTTCCGCTTGTGCCATCCCCATACGTGCTTGTTAATTGCTTCTTGTAGGTAACGAATGTGCTTGTGCTGTTCAACCCACCGTCAAGTAGTTTAGCACCCGTGTTATCCACGTAGAAGTCCAAATCTTGTGCGCTAGCGATCTCATAAGGTGCAGTCCGATGGATGCGGATATAAGTATCAATCGAACTAAGAGAAGTCTGATCCCACGGCACATATCCATTCGTTATATTTCTTTCTTCTGCTACAACTAAGAACCTAGGCCAGAAGTCACTCATTCTAAACGCACGTTTGGCACGACTGTTAATCATTGCCTTAATCCGTGGTAACTCAATAGCTGCAAATTCAGCCCCGCAAAGTGACTTGATTAACGGCAAAAGGTCAGTTGTGTAGTTTTTAGTTTGCATAGATATTAAATCTCACGTGCCATCGAAATCTTGTTACTCGCCATTGTTGGCTCATTCTTTTGGAAATCACGGACAAACTCCCTGTCGTCCCAGCACTCAGCTCCATACTTTTGTGCCATTTGTAGATACTCACGCTGCGGGATTTCCGCTAGGTGAATCATCTTTGCTCCTTTGCGCCGTCCGATATTACGGTAGTCTTTCGCAATTTGGGCAGCTTCAATCTCACGCCGCTTCTGCAACGAATCTAAGAACTGCCTACCAGAACATAGCTCTTTAATTAGAGCATCTGTCATTGCATCTTCGCTTGCTTTTAAAATCATTGGTTTGTGGAAAAGGATAAGGACGGCATAGGGGATAGAACCCTACACCGCCCAATTTAGTTTTACTCAGCGAACTGAGTAAGATTAAGGATACGCATCCCGATAACAATCTGACCAGCAGTGATACTTGCAACAGCAGCATCAGTTACTTTGATGTAGATTGGGGTATCAGCAGACACGGGTTTTGCAGGGCTTACGCCAGCAAGAACAGTCGTAGTTCCAGCGGACTGAAGCATTGTGTCACCAGTGTTAAAGGTCGGCAGACCAGTGGTCATTGCATCAACATCAAGTGCGTTGATGAACTCATCGGGGTCAGCAAGGGTAGTGCCAATATCAATGACAAGGCTTGTTGATCCAGCGATAGCAACAGTTTCAATAACCGCTACCAGTTCAACAGCACCACCAGCGGGGATAGAACCAATTACTTTAGTTCCACCGTTGCCGATAGCGATGAGGTCTGCTGCGTTAAGTGTGATTGCGTCCGTGTAAGGGGAACGTTCGTTATTTGCAAGTTTAGCCATAATTTTATTTATTTAGTATTTAGTTATAATTAGTAAGCAATTTTACCGTGTGCTTGTGGCGATTTGCAAACAAGGGTGCAAGCCGTTTTGACGTATCCACGCTCACCTGCACCTTGGTTCTCAAGGACAACAGACTCAAGTGGAAGCAAGGTACCAATACCAAGATACTTAGGATCAAGGACGTAACCAACATTGGTGGTTGCGGTTGGCATACAAGCTGGGTTGCCGTTTACAAGTTTGATAACACCGAAGTCAGTATCGAAGAGCGATACGCTAAGGGTGATTCTACGTGACACAGCATCTTCGTTTACGTTGTATGCTTTAGCGGTGGTCGTTCCTTCAGCACGGGTAAAGTTAGCGATAACTTTACGAAGTGCTACGTTAGCAACAAGCGTAAGATTACCCATTTCACCAGTCTCGGAGAAGATACTTCCAAGCAAGTTGTTAAGGGTAGCTTCGGTTACGGTTGCGCCAAGGATAGAAGCAGACGGCGTGCGATAAGCAGCAGGCACATCAGATGGGCCAGCGGAATCAAGCCAATCACCGAGTCCACGGAGCTTGTAAGGATTCGTGCCATCTTCAGCTTGGCGGTCATTGTTGGAAGCAACTGCTAACTCGATGTCGCGTTTGATTTCACGCAATGCTTTAGCTTTTGCTTGGGCAACGTCTGCTGGGCCAACGCTTGCGCTTGCGTTCTGCAAGTCGGAAACAAGGTAATCCTTACGGAAGATTTGGGTGTAGTTACCAAGGCGACCACGCGAAGCAAACTTGTTGCTGAACGAAGTAACATCGGAAGTCTCACCAATACCATCTGCGTTAGGAGCTTCAAGACCATCAATTACCCACTCATGGAGAACTCCATTAGCTTTTGCTTTAGCGCAAAGGGAAGTGATAGGGGTTTGTTCTGGCTCAAGCATGGTCAACATCGAAGAAAGATCTTCGCGGTTACCTTTGTTTGATCCAACGGATGAACTAGTGCTAGGAACACTAGGGCTATATGTATTTGAAATAGGCATATTATTAGGTGTTTAGAATTTATTTATATTTTTGTGCAGCAACCCAATCTTCAGCAGAACCACTACTTTCAAAACGCTTCATGGCATCAGCATATTTGCTGGTTTGTCCCTGCCCTTGCCGTGATGCTCCAGCTCCAACAGGGGAAGCGGGTGGTTTCACCTTCAACTTCTGTCCTGCGCCTTGCACTACTTTCTTGGCACTTCCAAACTTAGACCTTGCGGCGTGAGCGAGTAAGTATTCTATCTGAACCCCTAGTTGTGGGAGCTTCTCTTTCAGTTCAATTACTAAAGGATCATTCACAAGCTGACTGTATGCTTTACCGATTTCCGTTTTTTCGTCAGAAATCTCAGGCACTTCTTGTTTCGCCATGTCCTGCCATTGCTGGTTTGCTACAACGTAGTTTTGCAGAGTTTGCAGGTGAGCTGCTTGGGCTGGTAAGTATTTAGCTACCGCATCCCTTGCGTTTCTATTGGCTAGTTTGACCTGCTTCTTGGTGAACTGTTGATCGCCAACCTCAATAATATCATCGTTGCTGTAATCATCATATTCCTCAAGTAGCCTATCCGTAGTTTCCAAAGTCGATTCAAACGCTTCAAACTTAGCTTTGATTTCCTCAGCGGTTTTAAGTTGTCCAAATGGATTCTGTTCTGTCGGTATAGTCCTTACGCTCGATTGCTTCATCCCAGCTTCTTCAGCTTGTGCCTGGAGTGCTTTGTTTTTCGCTGTCAGTTCCCCGACACGCTCAAGTAGGCGGCTCTTATGCTTTTTAGCTAATGCTTGGAATTGCTCTGGCTCAAGACTAAGTAGGTCTATTTCGTCAGCGGTTTCTTCTTCGGTTGCTTCTTCCTCAGTATCATCAGAAAGCTCTTCAGTTTCGGTTTCTTCAAACCCTTCTTCTTGCTCTTCTTCTTCTACTTCAGTTTCTGCTTCTTCAGCTTCTACCTCTTGTGGTTCTCCTTGGGTAAGTTGGCTGATTAAGGCCTCCATACTAAGGTTGTCATTAACACTGGATTCCTCCCCAGCGATGGAGTCTTGGTTTGCTTTCATATTTTGTTACACCAGTTTACGCCTTGGCGGTGGCGAATGGATATACATAAGCAGATTGCTAATGATTAGTGAAGCACTAATGTAAAACGTGCGTTTGACAAATAGGCAAAACAAAGGGCTAACCAGTTTTACCCGATTAACCCTTTGCACAAACCGTATGTGGGAAAGACAAAAAACTCACATACTGCTGGATAAAATAATGTATTACCGACTATTTGTCAAGAAATCCTAGCAATTCATCCATAGATGCTATCGAACCAGCAATCTTCATTACATCGTGCGGAGTCTCAGCTTGGCGTAAATCGCTAAAGAAACGGTCACGCTCGTCTTTGATATACTGCACAATTACTTTGTATTCGTCACGCTCAGACAAACCTTGCACGGATTGTTCTAGTGTTGGTTTTGGAATCATTAGTATTTTAGTAAGGATTATTTATTTACGTTTAGCTTTCTTTTTAGGCATCCTACCCATCTTGATTTCAATCTCGACATAGCCCTTACCTTTTTTGCCTTTTCCGTATTCTTTGCTTTCGTTTTCGCAGCTATTTTTTTTGTTTTTCATAGATTCATTTAGTTGATTTGCTACCTTTGCACTTCCATTTTTTACGGCTAAGATTGTTTGGGCTATTAGGATCGTCTCTCCAATCACCCTTGATCTTAGCACTACGAGCGCAGTACGCATCAGCTTTTTTGGTAGAAGGTCTAATGCGGTCTTTGCCATCACTTGCCATTCCTGCCAAGCCATAGCGAATTGTGTTCTTCCTTCCCGTTTCTGGGTTGGTAACTACCTTCTTAAATCGCTTCTTCATTTCTTTTTGGCAGTCTTAGCTGAGTCGCGGAAGTCTTTTGCAGTCGGTGCTTTTTTGCTCCCAACCTTGTTCATCTTCTCGCCGCTACCTGCTGCGATACGTTTGCGTTTAGCATTGATATTACTATACAGTCCTTGTTTCATATTATTATTTTTATTTATTTTCTGTATGCAGTAGCAAGTTTTACTGCGTTCATTATCATTTCTGATGTGTTTGGCTTGCTCTTATTTTCTTGATCTACAAGCTTTGTTTCAACTTTTTTTATTTCATTTTTAAGCTCATCGGTAAAATCTGGGACGTTTGGATCTCCTCCTATAAATCTTGAAATAACAGTTTGTCTAAAAGCGTTGTCGTCATTTAAATAAGCTTCCCCCGCTGAACCAGCATTTTTAAAGTTTTTTTCTCTCCATTTTTGCATTTGGGGAGTTATATTAAATTTTGGATTGTAATCGTTTTCACTCATCCAATGGCGAGATGCCTCTAGCTTAACCAAGGCGTTATATCCACGAGGATCTCCCTTAAAATAGTTTTGGTTTGGAATAATAGACGGCTTCTCGCCTCGTCCTTGACCAATAGGATTTTTAGTTCCTCCCCATGCCATTCCTGCTACTTCCTTACCATCTTTATTGTAAAAATCTTCAAGCTGCATACTTTTAGCAGAGATAACAGGATAACCACCATAAGAAGTTAAAGGTTTAACTCCATAAAGATCCATAGCACTAGGCTGTCCAAACGCTTTTAATGGTGAGAACATTGGCATAATTATTCTCCCATGTTCTGGGTAGATACTCCACCCATATTAGCTTCCTGCGTTCCGATACGTCCCGTCACAGCGTTCTGTGCTTGCATTATCATCATCTGATACTGACCTGCGTATTTCTGGATACGTGCCGCAAACGTCTCGTCTTGTTGTAAGCGTTGGGCAATGTCTGGTTGTTGCGCGTATGATTGGACAAGCTGCATTGCAAAGTCTGCACCGTTCGGACGTGCTGGCATTTCGATACCTGCATAGATTTTAGCAAGGTCGTCCGATACATCTTTAAGCATCTTGTCTTGTGCCTCTTGTTGTGGCTGCAAGATATAGTCTGCCATAAATGGGTTAATCTGTGCCGTGAGAAGCTCAAGCAGTTTATTAACGTCAATACGTCCATTACGGTCGATCTGCATCAATGTAGCCATGTTCTTCATCTGCGTCTCAATGGTGTTTGGATCTGTCTCGCGTGAGTCAAACGTCACCATGATGCTAAAGTTATCATCAGCATCACCCTTAGTCATCACTTGGTTTTCTGGACTACCTGTAACTTGGAAGAATACTTCATCTTGCCCCATGCGTTGGAACAACTTGAACGACAACGAAAGAATATCTTTAACGTGGTCAAGGAACTTATTAACGATGAATTGCTGCCTTACAGAAGCTAACGGGTTCTCCATGTCCAGACCAACAGCTTTGTCAGCTTGGCTAATCATCTGGGCTTCGATACGCTCACTGCCAGGATCAAACTGTGGAATCGGAGCAAAAGCAACTTCACCCATACGGCGATACGGGATACGTCTGCCAGGCCCCCAATCTTTTGGTGGATGCCCAGCAGGATGCAGGAGCGGTGGCAATGTTGCCAAGCTCGCACGGTCAATACGACTATCACGTTCTGTCTTAACTTGGTATTGCGGGCCACGTAGAATGTCAGCAAACGATGTCGTTTCATACATACGTTTTTGGTTATCATTCAGCCTAGTCACAATGAAGGGATAATCATCGTAGCCGTTAAGCAATTCATGCTTGGCAAATCCTTCTGTGGTTGGATGAAAAGCGGTGCAATAAATACCTTCGCTGCCATCTTCCTCGTCAATCAAACGCTGGTAAGCATATACAACTAGAATAAGGTCGTTATCGTCACTTAGATCGTTTTGTTTGCCACGGTCACTAGCTGTATCCATTTCATTGGAATCAACGCCACGTAGGTTTTCAATTGCGTTATCAACCCATTTCCTGTCCCAGCCTTCGGTAGCTACTTTTTTCTCAAGCTCTTGGGCAGTGTAAAATGTTCTCCAGAAAACGTATGGTGCGCGTTGTGGATCGGTAACGTAGGAAGGAAAGATAATCTCACCATCTGGCTCACAGCTATGCACAATCGGGCAGTCAACGGATATACGTGGGATACTCACTTCGGCTACACCTTTAAAGCGTAGGTCTTTAATTGCCTTACGAACCCTAGAACGTTTCATGTCTGGGTAGGCATTGGCGATAAAGTCCTCGGCTTCTTGGGTATTCTCGCCTAAAATAGCTTCAACAAGTTCTGGCATTTGTCCTTGTAGTTCTTCAAGAGTAACCGTCTGCAAGAACGTACGCTTCTCACGTTTCCAACCAACGTAGGATACCATGATACCTTTCTCAAGCAGGTGGTTAGCACCTAGCTCCATCTGCCGTTTAAAGTCAGGGATGTAACTCTTGCACATCCATTTAAGGAATAGCGATGTTACAGAAGCCTTAGCTACGGAAGCATGGGATGTAGGAAAAGCTTTGATATTACTACGGTCTAGTGCCTGTGATAGCAATGCCACGTAAGTATCAATACGCTCACCAATGATATTAACCTCCATGTCGGAAGCTCCCTCCCAAGGGAAAGCATTAGAACCATGTTTCCTTAGATCGTCACCTTTGCCAGGCCAGATGTTGCGGCGGTCATTATACGCACGTTCACAAGATTCAATATACCACTCTTGGTCTAGCTTTGCTCTGTCATATACGTTTTGTAGGATCGAGATATTAGGCTCGCCATCGGTATAGACTGTTGCTTCATCAGCGTCTTCTTGGTAACTCATGCTAGGAACTTGTAATGGTTTTCTTCCTCGCCGTCAATCCTAGTCGCTTTCATCCATTTACCGATTAACGAGTTACGCATACTAGCCTTTGGAACTTGGATAGCACACTTAGCTGAATCCCTTGTCATGCCACGCATCCAAACTGGGTTAGGACATACGCCAATGGCGTACACATCTACTGCCTCGTCAATTTGTTCCTCGATAAGTTTAGCCTTTTCAATACTCTTTTTAATTTCTTTTTTCATAATTTAATATCCTCCAGAACCTTGTCTGGTTATTTCAAGTGAACCTGCCCCTACGTGGTCAATACCATAAACAGCAGCGTAACGCAAGGTATCCAACGGATCTTTCCATGCCTCCTTTAATCCTTGCTCACCTGTGTATTCCGATAATGCCGATATGACGTTACCGCATTCTTCGCTAACGTAGAACTTCGGACGGTTTAAACTGTCCATTGGCTTACTGGTATCCCAACTCATCTTGGAGATAAGTGCTTGCAATCCATCCTCGATATCTAAGCCAGGTGCAGGGATGCAGATAATATCGTTCTCAGCTAGATCCTCAATGATCGAACTACTGCCATCCTGTGCTTGATACTTTGCAGCTCCAAGGCGGGGGTCGATAATCCTACCGTAGATTTCCTCGTCACCCTCAAGCTCATGGATAAGGTCAACGTAGTCTTTCATACCGTAGCCTAGCCCCTTAGCTCCTTCTCCAGATGCCCACTTGCCGTTCTTCCACTCAGCCCAATCGCCAATGGTTGTGTCAGGCCATTCACGATAAACGTAATACGTTCCGCTGCCATCAACCGCGATCCACGACATGAACCAGTTCTTACTGCCAGCAGGGTCGATAATGTGATACCGAGTAATGCCTTTGCTTGGCATAGTCTCATGCGGCACTACGTTGACTTCCTTGTTAAACTTAGGGAACTTGGTAGCTTGTGACTTTACTGGAACGCCATAAGCACGGATAAGTATCTTCTCGCGGCTCTCGTTCCTAAGATCGTTTGCAAGCCTTTCGTAACCAGAGAACGGGTTATCTATGGTGTGGAAGTAGTGGATGGAAGCGTTACGTTTGTGGCTATGCTGGATGTATGGCAGTATCTCCCCGTTTAGCAATTCAGCCTCGCGTGTCTCAATGGTCTTAGCTTTATCTAAGTAGTCCTTAATAACTTCAGTCCAGCCATCAATCGGCGTGAACGTCACAAGCATCTTACTGTTACGGGTAGCAAGACGGAAACGCATCGTGCTAATCAAGTCCTCACCAAGTAGATACTCATCTAGCCAAACCCCGATATTGTGCCACGTAGCACTTTTAGAACCAAGCTCTGCACCTTCGATAAACGTAGGATTGTTTTGATACTGCGAGTAGGTCTTAAATAGAATCTGGCTTTTGTTTGGAAGGATCAAGCTGTTATCCGTAAAGCCGTTCTTCAGTGTGTAGCTAATGTAAGCATTGCTGCTAGTCTGCTTCATGCGATACTCTGGTGGTAGCCAGTTATATACCGCACTTTGTTGCTGACGGATGCTAACCTCAGAGCTTTGGGCAAAGCACATGATGATAGACGCAGGGTTTTCCATTGCTGCTTTTACTACACTATACGCACCAAACTGAGTTTTGCTTGAGCGATTTCCTCCAAGCACCAATGCTTCATCACGAACTACAAGCTCATCCCATACTTTCTGCCAATGCTTAAACTTAAACCCATACCTAAACGGGTCTTTATTAGAGTTACGGATAGCCTCTTCCCGTGCAGCGTATAGCTCAACAAGCTCACTAGCTTCCATTTCAGCAATCTCATCGTCAGACGGGATGCTTAGTATTTCGTGGGGTGTCCAATTAAGCATGGAACAGTAATCTTAATGGTTCATTACTTACTATCTCCTTAATCCAATCTTCGTATTTTAAGCGTTCTTTATTCACTGTAATTTCATCCCTGTTCCTCTCCATATTCTTTTTATAATCCACATCATCATCACCAATAGACAGCCCAAATAAACCAGCTAATTCATTTAACTTTCTTATGCGGTCTGGATGGCGCAACTTCCTTAATGCTCTTGCTTCAACTTGTCTTATTCTTTCACTTCCTACGCCCATAGCCTTTGCGATAGTCGCAAGCGTCTCACTAAGGAAGAATCTTCTCCTTATTATTTCTTGTTCTTTTTCTGATAATGTATTTAATACGCTAGATATAATACTATCAACTTCTTGGCTTTCGCTATTGTTTGGCTCATAAGTTAATCCGTATAAGTGTTCCTTACCTATAAGTTCATCTACTGTTTTATCAATAGTTCTAAGTTCGATTCGTCTTTCGTTTGTCAGTTTGTTGTTCATTGTCTTTTTATTCTACCACTTCCGCATCAATAACCTTTTGTGCGCGTTTCTGCTTGGATGCTTCAATCAGCACTAATGCGTCCTCGATAGACAGTCCAGCTTTTTGTCCAACTCCAGCGTCAGTAATGCCAGCAAGCGAGGATGATTTGTCCTGCATGATACCAACCGTAGTAGCTAACTTCTCTGGCGAAATGTCGTCAAGCAAGTCTGGGTTATCGTGGATACGCTCTGCCTTCATAAATAGCAGGTCGGTATATTCCATTGCTGCCATAGCATAGCGGGTAGAGAACTCCTTACGTTTCTTCTCCAGCGTAGTGTTGTGATCCCACTCCAAACGCCTAATCGTCTCATGCGACAACCGAGTAATACGGCGAATCTCCGTGTATGGTGCGCCTTGGGATAATAACCACAATGCTTTAACCGCAACGTCTGGCTTGGTATTCTCAATACTATTAGACGGCAAGTCCTTGGCACGATCCTTAATGGCATCCATGAACTTAATCATAGCTGCCTTACTGTCGATTAGTGAGTTGTCTTTACCGTCATCCATAAAGCTGGAATGTATCTATAATGCTGCTTTTAGCAAGCTATTATTTCTGTTGTGTCTCAAGAGATTTGATGGATTCCTCTTTAACAATCCTAAGAATCTCTGGGAATTGCTGTGCAAATTCTGGGTCATTTCTAGCTTGTTCAGCAGCTAATTTAATACCAGCACTTGTCGCAACGGTAGATTTAATGAGTATATCCGTATTTCTTCTATACGTTTCCTCACTAATATTTTTAGATAGTGACTTCAAAAATGGTTTTAATGTATTAGAACCGTATGCTGAAGCTAAAGTCCATTGCATAGGATACTCTAGGGTTGAATATATCTTGAATGCTAACCCACCATTTTGACCAGGACTAGCCATGGTTCGCAATGTTTGATACAAAGGTTCTCCAGTAGGGGTAACTGCGGATAAGTTTTTAGAAGCTGAAATGAAAAGGTCTGCAAGTTCCTTACTTCCAGATATAGCATCTAGTTTTTGAACAATGTTTGGCGCGTTTGGTTTTCCTCTTGTCCAAGAACCAATATCTTTATTGAATTTATTATGATCCCACAATGGTTGTCCAAGCCTTGTTCTATTTGAAGTATCGCTATATTGTTTAAACATTACAGCCATCATATCAGTCCCGAAATCTTTTCTGATTTGTGGTGGTAATTTTTGTGCTATCTCTAAAACGTCAGTTGTTCTTGCTGTTTGCAATGATTTTAAGACAGCCTCATTATCAAGAAGATCAATATTCCCACCTTTAATTTGTTTTATATAAAGATTTTGAGCTAATTTATCTTCTTCTTTAATAGCTTGATCTCTTACTGCAATGCTTTTGAATAGTTTTCTTTTTTCAACTTCTGGCATTAATTCAGTCAACGCCATTGCATCTTTTTGAGATATATTTGCAACATCGACATTAGTTAATTTGTTAAGATCATTAATATTTTTTGTTACATAATCTGCTCTAAGACCAAAAAGAGCTTGCATTTTAGCAGGATCGGGGTCTTTAAGTTTTCCTCCTACGGCCTTATTATTTGAAAATCCTAATTCTTGAAGATAAGCTTTTTGAAATGTATTTTTTAATTGTTCATACCCAGCTTCATCACCAGAATCTCTTACTCCTTTTAATACGGAATTAATTGATGCTGAATCTGCAAGTGCTGTTTGTACAATTTTCTCTGGGGACATTTGTAGCTTGCCAAATTGATCCCTAGACATTTGACCTAGTTGACCTTCACGAAATGGAACAAATTCATCTCCATATACTGACTTAACCTCATCCCATTGTTGAGTTAATCCAACTTTATCTACTTCATTCCGAAGAACTTTTTCTACTGCATCTGCGGAATCCGCTGAAATTAAATCTTTTCTTCCTGTTCCAACCATTACATCTGGAACAAGTTGACGTACTTCATCAATTAAATCTCTAGCAGCTTTAGCCCCAAATGGTTGTGAATAAGCCTCTAAATCTCTAAGTTGTAATTTAAGTTCTGTTGAAACAGTTTGCCCACTGTTTTCCATTTGAGCTATTTGCTGCCTTAAAATATTTGCTTGTTGAGCATCTGTTGGTGCATTTGAAAGCCTTAGAAGAAGATTATCTATTTTAGGATTTCTGGCAACTTTCGAATTTAAAACTACATCTTCAATAGCTTTTGCAAATCTTTCTGGTTGAATAACTAATCCTGCTTGATCTGCTGAATCTTCAAACCCAGAAAACGCTTGGTTTTTCTTTTCTGTTATAGCATTTTTTGCTTGAGTCACAATATCAGCAGTCATTTCTCCCGCTTTAATCTGGTCAATAGGATCAACTGCAATACGATTAAAAGCTCTTTCTGTTGAGTTTTTAACACTATTTTGAATTCTAACGTCAGAAGATTTAGCAAGTCCTTGTAGATTTTTTAAATCAGTATCAATTTTTTGAACAACTTGTTTTGGTATTTCTCCTTTTGATTTATTAATAGTTGTATCCATGAAACCAGCAAGTGCTTGTCTTGATGCTTCGTTTCTTCTTCCAAGTGAAGAATTAGGGAATTGTCCAGCAAGGCGGTTATAGAAATCAAGTCCAGCTTGTCCAGTTCTTGCAGTAAATGGGAATTCGGTATTTATACCCGCTCTATTAAGATTTGCTTGAGCAACTCTAAGATCAGTTTCAACAAGGTTTTCTACTCCTTCGGTGAGTAGTTTGTTTTTAAAAAATTTACCACCTCCTAGTGTAGCGTAATCTAATCCAGTTCCAACAACGAAATCAGTTCCTGCTTGTGTTGCTATTTGTCCTGGACGCATCTCGACATCATTAGCTCCTCTGTAAGCTGCTGTTTGCAATCCTTTAGTCGCTGAATAAGCAGCATTAAATGCAGGAATGGATGCTGTTCCGTATGAAGGGCCAGCAGCAGCTATGGCAGCAGTTCCTCCCGCAATTAAAGCTGGTGCTTCAGTTGTAGCTGTGGCAACAACATCCTTACCTTGAATTCCAGTAGGAAAAACTAATCTTGAAATTCCCTCTTCATCTTCAACTAAAAAGTTATTTTTTCCAGCTACTGTTAATGGAATGACTTTATTAGGATATTTCTGTTGCAATAGTTCAAGTTGAGCTACTTGATCGCCTAATCCTTCAAGATTAATTGTTCTTCCATAACTTAATCCATCAGTTACGTTTATTTTCTTAACGTCTTTGCCTGTAAAATTTGAAATCTCTCCTGCAAGTTTTTTATTATTAATTATTGATACTGGTTGCTCATAAGATGATGGAACTCCTGGCATACCATATGATGGAACATATTGTTTGCGTGTTTCTTTATCGCTAATGCTTTCACCACTAGCAATACCCTCTAATGATTTTCTCGATATAGACTCAATCTCTTGATTAGATGCTTTTTGAATCCTTTCGTATTCATTAATAATAGGAGCTATTTTTTCATTAGTTAGCTTACTTGCCTCAACAGTAAGATTTTTATTCATAAGTTCTAATGCTTGATTCTGAAGTTCATCAGATTTAGCTTTTAGAGCGCTTAGTGAATCTTGGGTCTTTTGAGTTATTTTTTTTACAATGGATTCCATTAATAAATTCCTATTAAAATTATTGGTTTAGCATTTTTTGAATCTCTGGATTTATTTCAATCCTTTCAAATATATTTATTTCTTTTGTTTCTCTAGGAACAGCTTGTCCCCTATCATTAATTTTAATAGGTGGGTATAAACTTTCAACATAATCAAATGATTCTTGGTCAATATCACCCGATTTTAATTTAGCTTTTCTTTCTGATTCAGTTCCATGAATGGTATCTAAAAATCTCATTTGCACTACATAAAGACCTTCCTGTAATTTTTTAGGATCTTTAACTGAGTTAAGAGAAACAATAGAATTCTTAAGAAGTTGAATATCTGCGTTAGAAGTGTTTCCCAATGCTCCCCCAGTAGGTGAAGATATTCTCATTTTATAGAGGGAATCAGAAGCAATAACATTGTTAATTGTTTCAAGTGATTGGTCAAGTTGAGCAACGCTTGAGTTTGGAACGTATTTGCCTAAAGCTGCTCTCCATGCTCCTCCAGCAAATCCTTCTCCTTGAGGAACTTTAGAAATATCAGTTAAGGCATTGTTAATGTTGTAAAGAATCGCATTAGCTTGACTATTTTTATAATCTTCTAATCTTAATTTCTTTTCATTCTCTCCTTCGTTTTTGCGTTTTTCACCTTCAGCATCAAGCTCGGCTTTCTTAATAGCTAAACTATTAAGTTTCTGTTGTTGTTCTGCTGGTGTTCCAGGTATTGCGTATGCTGTTATTTGTCCATTTGAATCAAAACTTGGAATAAGCTTATCTTCTCCAACTGCTTGCAAAAGCTTTGCTTGCTCCGCAGTAATATTGTTTGGGTTAAACCCATTGATTTGATTTGGTGCAACCGTTGGAGCAGCTCCACCCATATTTAAACCATTATTAACACTAGCTGCTGTTTGGCTAGGTGGTGGAGTAACGGGTGCACCAGTTCTAGTGCCAAATGCAAATCCGTTATTAACATCGTTTATAACTCGTTGTGCATAGGGGCTTTGTTGCACTGTTCCTTGAAGCGGAGGCAATACGCCTGGCGCGCCATCAATAAATATTGCTGGTGTTGCGTTATCAACAGAACCGTCTGGATAGGTATTAACTCCTGTTATTGGAGTATCAGTCGCAGTTCGAATACCATTTGGAAAATTGTTACTAGCACCTGGAGTAGGTAAGAAACTAGATGGGTTTTGTGGAGCGAAACCAAATACTCCATCTTTCATAAATGGAGTAACTCCACCTGCACCGACTCCTTTTCCTTGCAATGTTTCAACCATTAAGTTCCCGAATTGATCTCTACCTACAATTTTAGGATCGTAACCAGCTTTTCTAAAGCTATCCAATTCAGCGGGAGTATAAACCATTACTGTTTCTTTATTTTGAGCTGCTGCAATTTTAGCCGCTAATTCATCTTGTTGAATTTTAAGTGCTACATCTGCTCTACGCTCTTGATTGCCAAGAAGTGACATTTGCATTGCTTCTTTAACTCCTGCTAAAGCAAGTAGTTTATCATTTGTAGAATGATCGGCATTTGAAAGATTGTCAATTACTTCATCAGCCATACTACCTAATGCTGGAACGGCTTTCTTCATAGCAGTCGCCATTTTTATTCCACCCGCAATTTCTTTTTCATTTTCATTGCGTTTTTTAATAGTGTCACCAATTTGCTGCCCAATGTTAGCAAGAGCGTTTCCTGTAATCGCAGCAGCATTAGTAAAGCCGCTATAATCGGCTTGCATAAACCTTGGGTCAATCGTCTCGCCTAGTCTCTGTCCGCTTCCGTATGGCATATTATTTTAATTAGTAAAAGTATTATGTTATCTATCTTCAAGCCATAAATCCACCAGCTGCACTACCAATTCCTTGGAATATTCCAGATGCGTAAGTTGATTGTGCTTGGGCGTTTGCTCCAGCAGCAGCAACTTGGTTAGCTCTGTTCTGCATGCCGAGATTAACGCCAGTATCTGGGTTGATCATTTGCGGAACAGCACTACCAATAGCACCCAAACCAAGTTTAAGTTGGTCTTGGCCAAGTTGATAAGACAACGGTGTATTGCCAAGGGCTTGTAGTCCAGGTGCGGTGTAGAAGTTTTGAGCCATATTAAACGCTCCAGTGCGTGCTGCGTCGGCTTCTTGTCGTTTGGCTGCCATTACGTTTGATCTGCCTAATACTTCAGCTCCAACCGATCCTCTGCTATCTAGCATACCACGGGAAGCAAATGCCTCACGTGACGCTTGATCGCTCATACGTTGCTCTTCTGGGGTAAGTTGCCGTGCTGCTTGGGTAGCTGCGGCGGCTGCTTGGGTGGAAGCATCTACTTGTGCTTGTGCCTCTGGGGATAGTGCTTGTGCAAATCCACGAAACGCACCAGTTTGCCCCGTCATGGAAGCTAATTCAGCAGCTCTAGCGTCTGCAATGCTTTGTCCAGTTTGTTGCTGTGCTGTTCTACCAAGATCGTATAGACCTTGCTGACCTTGTGTTCCCTGCAAGAACGTATTTACGTCTCCAAGGTTTAAACCAAGGAACTCTGGGCGGTATTGCCGTTCAGCAGATAATACTCCAGGCAATGCTTGTTTATAGCCAGTAACATATTTATTTATGTCACCACCAATATCCATTTTAGGTGCTTTAACCTTATCTGGCCCCGATATAAGTGTTTTTAATCCGCCCATTATATTTTTGAGTATAGTTGTTTAAAATTGTATGTTCTAAAGCGAGGATCGCCTTTTATTTCTCTTTGAAAGGTTACATAAGGAACATTATCTACAAGCAATTCAAGTCCGTCTTTCATAGACCCGCAAAGGTAAGTCATGCACAAGCAATTAGCTTCCTCTAAAGGAACTGCTACTTGCTCTTTGCCCTTTACGCACCAGTAACCCATACAGAAAGCTACTGGAATAGATATAACAAAACCGTGAACAAGATGCCACCCAATTTGCTTATGGAAATCTCCACCAGCAAGGGCATATATGTTCTTAGCTTTATCAATCATTGTAAGGAATGTATTACTCATACATGATGTTTACTGATCCTGCGTCAAAGGTATTAACGCCACCAGCAGTAGTAAGGCGTATGCGGTCTAGTGTTGCGGATAGTGTTTTGCTACCGCCACCTACATAGGTTTGTGCTGCGTTAGAGCAACCTCCAGCAAAGGAGTAAACCCATATATTGCCAGATAAATTAACTATTGTTGCAATACCGTAGGCTACATCACTTGCGGATAAAGATGTCAATACACCAAATCCAGTCGTGAACAAATCAGAATCGGGAGTTGATCTTACTTCTGTGGCACTACCTAAGTAATCAGTTATTTCAAAACCACCAGAATCACCAAGTTGGAGAATAACAGGGCTAGTTCCGTTTGTGCTAACTCCAGACAGCATTACGGTAATGCGTTTAACCGTGGATGGTATAGATGTAAAATCAACACTTGTTCCGCTAGTTGTAGCTACCGCTGTTCCTCTTGTGATTACTGCTGCTACTTTGGTATCAGTATAAGCTTTAATGCTTTGCTGTGTAGCTAATGACGTTGCACTGTCGCTTGCCATATTATCCTCATCAAGGATAGAAACTTCTGCTACAACTCCTAATGAACCAGAAACATTGCCTAATGCTTTCATGTTAGCTACCCGTTGCACTTTGGCATAGGTAACTCCATCAGTAGCTAAGGTTGAATCGGGTAATTTAGAAGTAGTAACTGCACTAGCAGCAATCTTAGCCGAAGTAATACCAAGGTCTTTAACCTGCAAGCGTCCACTTCCGTTTACCTCAAGCGAAGTGTTGTCAGTAGTGCCACTCGCACCCGAAACAAACGCCGCAGAATCAACAAGGTTGTTCAACTTTGTGCTTGTAACCGAATCAGCGTTGGCAAATGTTTGTCCCTTTGTAAGAATAGCCATAAATTAGTATTGTGTAATAGTTTGCCCATTGGTCTTTGTAGATTCAATAGCAATGGATGTAACTTTAGGGCGACCTATCGCAGCCGATCCTACAATTTTTCGCTTGATTGTCAATACACCGTAAACTCCACGTGGATTTCCAAGTCTAAAACTAAAGTCTGCGTTCTCGCCACCATCAAGTTGCCCAGGTAATCCAATACTAGGATCTAGCATGGTAGCAATATCAGTAACAAAACCGTTTGCACTATCTGGATCTTCAGTTGAAAAAAGAAAGTCCACATCGGATGCGTTAAATTCACCAGATTGCATTTGGATCGTGGCTTTTTTAAATTTTTTTCTGCCGTAATCCTTAAAGGTGTAACCCCTAGTCTGTAATTCGTAGTCAATAGCTGCCTGTAATTCAGAACCCGTAGTGCTGATCGAGTAATTGTCTTGGGCTTCTTCGTTAGCGTCAGCTAGGTGAATACCACCGTTATCATTTACGATGTATAGCTCATTTCTTTCCTCTGCTTGGCCTTTAAGTAGGTTAGTAATGTTAAAATCGTTGTCACCAAAGGTATCAATACTTTCCCACGCCTTGTTTTTCATGTTGAATACAAGTAAAGAGTTATTTCCTTGGGCATCGTTAGCACCAACCGCACTATCCAACGGAACAGCTAGGAAATAACGGTTATCAAAGTAGATTGCTACGGAGCTTGCCGCTAAACCTTTGTTAATTCTGTCAATAAACGGCTGAATTGCCTTGCTAAGTGGCTCTTCTGTCCCACGTAAGTTGTATTGGTCAATGAAATCAAGGGCGTAAACCCCATCATCACTCAAAAATAGAATAGTATTACCTTTTGTCACAATAGATTTACGTGCAACACAGCCAACTTCTCTGGTCATTTCACGCAGAACCGTATCACTTAGCGTTCCTTGTGTTCCAGTAATCATATGAATACTGTTTCTGTTGAAAACAATCATGTTGTCCTCATAGAATGGGTGCATTGCAACAAGGTAATCAGCTATTCCAGCCGTAATTCTAAACTGGGAAGCAATAGAATCAAAGGTGCTTGAATCAAGAATATCACTAGCACAAATTTCATCACGTAATTTCCTATCTGTATAGGTAGGTGAAACAGAAGTTCCTTCTGGCTCGTAGAAATACGGACACCACAACCTACGCTGGAAGTAAACGCCATACTTAGGAGCTGGCATGTGGGTAAATCCAAGCCCTATGCTAAAACGACTACCAAACTCAATAAAGTCAGAACCAGTTCCGCTGCCAAATGTAACGTTGGGAATAGGTGCTTCAAAGTAAATATCAGTAGCGGTAGCAGATGTTACGGTATATTGCTCCCCAATAAAAGCAGTCAGAATAGAAACATCGGTATTTGTAATTTTTATCGTATCACCAGCTACAATAGTAGTATTACCTGCAACTTCAAATCGAACTAAACCGTTTGTAACACCATATTTATTGCCGCCTATGTTAAAGAATTGCGGTTGGGTGTATACCCCAGCTGGAACTAATGTAAAGCCAGCAGCTACCATCAAGCCAGTTGCTACGGTGTAGGTTTCATTTCCGCTTCCTGTTGCAATTACATACTGAAAGTTATCAGCATCAACGTTAGTTGTTACTATATGCGTTCCATTTGGGTCTGCTATTGGCGGCGTTCCAGAAAAAGTAATACCAGAAACAGTAATGCTATCACCAGCTTTCAAGCCATGGTCTTTAACCGTAACATTAACTATGCCTGTTGCGCTCGTGTAAGACGATGCTAATACGTTACGCCCTTGCGGAATATACTCAAATGCCCTAGCTTTTTCGCGGAATAAGTAAATACGGTCAAAGGCTTGTAGCATCTCTACGCTTGTGGAAACAACTTCACCAGTTGGGTATGGCAAATCTGTAATGCTGTAATCAAAAAGGTTAATGCTTTTAGCTTCGTTGTTTGTAGCTACAATAATGCTTTCATCTAAGTTGGAAGCAGGGTTACTAAACAAGCACGATCCGTAAATAGCACTTACCGCATTGTTATCTATAATGGTGGCTATCTTACCATATGTGCCATTAACCGTTAAGCTACCACTGTCCGTCCCAACATTAGCAAAGCTCAAGCTATCGGCATCAACGTAACTCATTAAGTAAGAACCAGCATCAATCCCTGTGATTGGTTGCGTAGCAACGCTCGGTGTTCCCAAGGTAATATAAGCTGGTAAGTCTAAGCTTGCAATACCATGGGCAGCAGATAGGTTAATCGTAACAACATTACTCGTCCTCGATGCCGTGCTTATGGTCTTAGGCGAATCAATAACAATAAACGGCAGGATCAATGGGTTAGCACTGTTCGCTAGTTGCCCACTTTTTAAATCAATGCCTTTCCTTGGCTGCCAGTAACCGTCTATACGCCCGTTCTTACTAAGCACAATCTCGCCAGCCTTTAACTGACTAGGACGCTCACGCTGGTTAATACCAACAAAGCCTACGTCCCCATCAATCAATGGTTGATCGTCTAAACCACCAAATGAGCGATAGGATGCCACGGCTTATTGATCGTATGCAATGCAAGTGCCACTCGATACAGTAACCGCTGTGAAGTTGCCTCCAAGCCCAGTTCCTGCCAGGTGCGTAATTGTTTGCAAATCTGCAATGTTTGTAAGGTTACCAGCAAGGTTGCTAAATACGGTGTCCTCAACGATCTGAATCCACCGATAGGTCTTGCCCGTCTGTGCGCCTTCACCCGAATTAAGAACGTGGCCGCCTGAGCCTCCTTGTAAATTAAAAGCTGTAGAACTCATAAGTAAGACGGTATTAACCTATCGCCACTAACTTGTCAACCACTATGCAAACCGCCTATTCCGCATCAAAATAAATATCAATACCTTCACGACTAAACCCATAGCCTATCAAAGCTGGCTTAACCAAGTATTCCATAATCTGCGTCAAATCCAAATAGTCAAATGGCAAATCAATAATAACCTTTGGTGATGTCGTATCTGGACTATTTGTAAACAAAGTTGGCTCTAATGTAATTTTCATATTTTTATTTACTACGATACAATTCCTTTAACTCCAACCCAGCAGCTACATTACGTTTAACTAGCTCAGAACGTTCATTCTTTAAATCTTTAACCAAGGCTTTCAGCTCCTTATTTTCCACAACCAAATCAGCATACCTAGTAAGCAAAGATTTATACGGCGATAATTCATCAGGTAATACACTGCTCGGCTGAACATACTCCTGATACTCCCTATACCTAGCGCACTCTGGACAGATAGGCTGACTAGCACGTGCCGACATACTATTCCCCCTGCGACCTTTAAAACCGCAAAGCTCACACACATACCTTCTTGATCCAAATAGTTTCATAATAATTAGCTTATATCCAATTCCCCATACTTAGGCAAGGTATCACTGCTCCATTCACAATCCAAGTTCATACAGATATACTTACTAGCTCTCCTTGTCCACAACGCTCCTCGCCCACAGGCACAGCACTCCACCACGTTATGCGTAGGGCAAACATCCTCACCGTCCATCACCAACATCGAACAAAACTTACACGCTTTACGCTCCTTACTCATATCACTCAAATTCAATCTCAAAGTCACCACCATCACGGCTATCCTCCCATATCTCCAGCTTGGCACACTCTAATACGCCCAACACCCCAGCTATGGTCAAATCAAACTCATGCCGATACCGATCAATTAACTTACCTAGATCTTCCGCAAACGCATCCACTTGTTCTCGCTCAGTCATACACCTCTTCTACCAGATCAATAAAACTATGCAAGCTTAGGCAAATCATTCAGCCCAATCGTCCATCCAAATACCTTAACCCAAAAAGATCCTCCCTCTGGCGTTTCAACCCAATCAATATGCCTAATCACATCAAACTCATTCTTAAACTTTAACTTCTTATACCTCCTATCCAACCTCAAATCAATCAATCTCCTTACCTCTTCATTCGGGATACATTCCAATACCTCATTGTAATCAAGGTAATTAGCCTCACCCTGCAACATACTCAACACCTCTTGCTCTGTTCTATACGGTTTCATAACTTGTCTTCCAATCACTCTACTTACCAAATACCACAAACTATGCAAGCTCATTTGTCTCAAATCACAATGCCGAAACGTGACAAATCACAAGCCCCTTTAGAACATTTTTTATTGGGCTAGTTGACCGATCTAGATTCACCAGCCGCAGCAGACCAGACCGCCTCCCCCCACCTGATCAAGCGAACACTGCTCAATCGAACAGTAAACGACCGTTTAAACCAGCTTATTCCGTGGAACAATCGCCAAGTTTGCCTGCAGTCTCGCCAAACCCTTACGCTATAAGCATTTTGAACGATCGTTGGAGTTGGCATTTTACATGTTGTAACAAGTAGAGTATGCACAATGTAAAGAATTGTTTGGAATCTGCTTGGTATGTAAAGCCTGGCTTGACCTAGCATGTAATAGTTAAACAATCGCTTAAATCATAGCCTAGCGCGTTGGCTTTTTTTCTCTTGAGAGCCAACCGATTAAACGACCGATTAAACTGCCTATTTGCTAGGCACTTAGATTAAACTCTCGTTTGATTAAGCGCTTGTTTGATGGTAACGCTTGGCTTGTCGATTAACTAGCCTTGCACGGTGTCCTTGCTTTGTGGATCGAGCCTGGATGATGTACTTGATACCTAGCGTCTTGATGATAGCTTGTAGCATGGCTAGTGGTAACCTGGTTAGTTAGCTATCGGCATTGGATGGCTATCGTAAGTCGATCTTGCTTGTTTGCTGTCTTGTTTGCTTTGTCTCTTATTTAAAGATTGACTAAAAGAAAGAAAGACTAGCTGGGCTGCAAGCGAAGCGAAGTGGGACGAGCTTCCAACTTGTTACATCGTAGTGGCGTAATAAGTACCATTAACTACATCGCCCGCGAAGCTAATGCGTAAAAATGGAAAGCTTGTCAATACTAGACTCTCTAAGCCTTTCAGCTTATAGCTTACAGCGTTTCATCTAACTTTCTAATGTTTTCAAAAAATACAATTTTGTTTGCGTGATTTGAATGCCATTTATGTCTCAAAATGTAAAAAATGGAGTTTTGCATGGAGAAATAGCGTAAAAAACGAAATTATTTTCCTATATGTTTAAAGGGATTGCTGACAATCTTTGGAAAAAGATGAAAAAGAAGTTGCAAAGAATCAATCGTCTGCCATTGTCTCCATATCGCCAACGCGACAACACAAACCAAACAAACAAACATTATGAAAACAAAATTATCACAAATCCTATTACCCGAAGGTTTCGTCATTACTCATTTGTCGCTTGGAAACATGGTTGCACAAAAAGATTCGCTTACCATGCGCGCTTGGCGGTGGGAGGGTGGACGTTTAATAGAGCGGCACGGAAACCCCCCAAATCTAACGGAAGATTTTGACTGCAATATTGATGCGACAATTGAAATTGCCAAAAGAGTTGGCGGCGAAATCATTCTCGATTTTTAATTTAAACCAACCAAACAAACCAAACGAAAGGCAAACTTATGAGAATAAAAGAAAAACATATTGGAGAGATAACTAAGGGCGATCTTGTTTTATGCTCTGACGGTATAATCCGGACAGTAACAGCTAACAACATCAAAAAATGCGCTTTCATGGGAATTACTATTTTTGGCGATTCTTACGCGCTTGGAAATAAACCCGTGCAAGTAGTTATAAACTATTGCTTGAACAAATCTTTTGAGGATAAAAACTAAACCAAACCAAACCAAACCATGAAAACACACTACTGCATTTACCAATCAGGAAAAACCAACATTGAAACCGCTTGCCTGGCAAGTGATGGAGAAACGCTAAAGAGTCCTTACAGCGGGGAACTTTTTGACGATTTGATTATTGAGCGGAATGCCAAGCGGGAAGCGGGAAGCCCTGCTTTTCAGATTATGCTATTGGATGAAGCCATGCCACTCATTGAGGAGGCACAGCGCGCCAAGTATTGCAGCGACTGGCAAGAAATCACCGAGGAAGAATGGTACGAAAAACTTGAGGTGTTACCGCCTGAAAAATGGGAAACCGTGCGTGGCGTGAACATTTTTAGAATGTGCGAGTATTTAACGGGAAACATCACGGCACACTTTGCAAAGCTCAACGGCAAGTTTTTCACCCGTAACTGCTCAACCCGTGAAACTTACAAGCAACTCGCGGAGCAAGTTGCCGCTAAATGGTTTGAAACTGATAATAAAGCATAAGCCATGAAAGCCATACTATCCTTTACAGTAGCCTTGGCGGTTGTTGTCTCACCCGCTTTACTCGATCAAATCCCTACATTCGACTTCATGCCTGCTCTCGTGGCGGGCTTTGAGGCTCTAATTAACTTGCTTAAATAAACTTATGAAAACCTACAGAATAACTTGGAAAGAATACGGAGAATTGCGTCAATGGTTTTGCAAGGCCTTGAGTAGAGGTCATGCGATTGAAAAGTGGATTGATCCAGATTCTGGATATACTTTGGAAATGATTGATGCAGTAAACAAAATTTAAAGAATCCAAACCTAGCAACGCCTCATCCTCTCGCGGGGATGGGGTTTTCTAGGTGCAAACCATAAACTTATGCAAACAATGACAAAGACAAACTACCAAGCTCTTTTAGAGCGTATCAAATCAGCCAATACTAAAACCGAGCTTATACATCGTGAGAATCAAATCACAAGGCATTACAATGCAGGAACAATTAGCGTTTCAGAGCTTTCCCGCTTAGACACAAAGATCATGGTTAAACTTGCAAATCTTGAGGAGGTGAACGCATGAAAACAAGCAGGCGTGACCAGGTAAACGACATTCAAGCGATTGACGAGCAAGGCAAGGTGCAAATCTGGCAGCTCTTCAAAAGCGAAGCTGGGTTATGGACATTGAGAGACGCGCAAGGTATTGAGATTGAGTTTGAAACAACTTTAAACCGATCCAAGCAAGCAATGCAGCGTTGCCTTCAGAACCGTGGATTGACGGCCAAAATTTAGATTGAGAGAGAAACTAAATAAATAAATAAAATGAGAACTATTAAAAAAGAAAGAAAAGCAGGATATGAGAACGGAAAGATTGATGCTGAAAACCGCGATCGTCCATTAGTATGGGATAATATTAGAAAGGCTAAAATGCCCAAAGACCATTGCTCGCCATTAATTGCGGCATACTGGGCAGGATGGATTGAGGGATTCAATGAAAAATTGCCGCCCGAATTGTGCATAACAATAGCAGCCTAAAACCATGAAACATAAAACCATCGGACAAGATACGCCTTTTTTAACCTATGCAATCTTTAAACGGATCGCAGCCAGGAAAGCTAAGGAAGATAAACGCAAGTTACTTAAAAAGAGAATAAAAGCTGAATTGAGAACCGTTATTTATAATCTTACTGGTTGGCGTTCTGACGCTTCTGAGGACGCAATCAGCATTGAGAAGCAAACCCAGTATTGAGAGCCAATCTCATGCGTTTTACGTCCAAAGCACGGGAAAACCGATATTGAGGAACAAAACGCTTGCTTATTTAGTAAGAGAATATAAAAACAACGCACAAATTAGAAGAAAAAGACATGAAAACAAACATTGAGAACACAATTAGCATTAACGCAAAGCAAGCTTTTGATAATTACGTCATGTGGCTTGGATGGTATCCAGGTGATTACGCAGGTGCTACGGAGCAAGCAGGATTATTTATTGATAACACCCAAGAGCTAGATCAGCTAGAGGGTCTATTGAGAGAGGTAGCTGGAAAATGATTGACGACAAACAAACTAGATACCCAAGGGCAAACAACGCTTACCATAAGGCTAAGCGTGACAATGAAGAACGAGTTGACGCATTACTGGCAGAGTGCGAGAAAATGGAGGACGAATTGAGGGACAGAAATTACCTAATCAAAACAATTTCCCATACGGTAAACTATTGGGAGGAAGTTTCCGAGCATGATTGCGAGTGCCGTTTTCCAATAGGCGGGTGCTTAAAGTGCGATATGAGAAGGATTAGGGAAGGAATAGAAAAATTAACACAATAAAGACATGAAACAAAGAAAAATAGTATTTAACTATGAGCAGGAGCTTGACCGAATAGACTGCCCTAATGAAGATGTTGGGCAATGGCTTGAGAAACAAGCCCAAGAGATTCATTACAGAGAAACTGGAGAGGCTTACCACGTAACCCAAACAAGGCTTTTAATTCAAGAAGATGGCAGTCACTTATTTTTTGTAACCTTACAGCCTTATTTCCAAACAATTAACCAATAAAGACATGAATGAACAATTTAACACGCTCGTTGAGATAGTTTGCAGGCACTACAACGCCGATCCAAACTTCGTATTGAGCCGCAACCACAAGCACACAAGCACCACGCCGCGCAACATCATTGCAACGCTATGGAGTCGAGGAACAACGCTCCAAGAGACTGCTAACCTACTTGGCTGGAAGTCAGCGCAACAGGTCTGCCACGCTAAGCACCGAGTCGCAGCATTAAGCGAGCTGCCTAGCCATGCTTACCGCTTGAGATTGATTCTTGAGGAAGTAACCGAGAAGATTCCGTTTCTTACCGCCGAGATTGAGAAATAAAACAAAACAAACAAACAAAGATAAAAAATATGAACATTGACGAATTAACACTAGGACAAATTAAACAAATCCAAGCACTTATTGGAAACGCGCAACCACCATTGACAACCTTACAATCAACTCATCCGATGATCGGGCGGCGTTGCTTAATCCGCACCTATTCAGCAGGTGTTCACATTGGAACAGTGTTGGATGTGCAAGGTATGGAGTGCCATCTAAAAGACTCATTGAGGCTCTGGAAATGGGGGGGCGGTGGATTATCGCTTTCAGCAGTAGCAAACAATGGTATTTCTGGCGGCAGACTAAATAAGACAGGAGAAGTTTATTTAACCAACGTGATTGAGATTATCCCTACTACACCAGTTGCAGAGAAAACATTCACCAAATTTATTGAGGATGAAAAATAATTTAAAAGACGCTCACCACGGCCACGAAGCTAATACTGGCTTTAGCTATGGCTCTGGCTATGGCTATGGCGATGGCTCTGGCGATGGCTATGGCTCTGGCGATGGCTATGGCGATGGCTCTGGCTATGGCTCTGGCGATGGCTCTGGCGATGGCTATGGCTAAGGCTATGGCTCTGGCGATGGCTATGGCGATCGCTCTGGCT